TTTCAAAATCATGGTTGCAACCAAAAATCCAGCCAATAGCAATAAAACAGGTTTAAGAATTCGTTCCATGAATTTCTCCGAAAGGAGATCCTAAGATCTCCAGCCAAGATTACTTCTTAGAAGTTTTCTCTAAGGGGGTTGCTGTTGTTTGAGATACAAAGCCGTTGAGTATGGCCGCTTTGGCTATGATTTCGGCTTCAGAAGGATAGCTAGGATAGCCAGGATGATCTGGTGGCTGTGTTCCTGCGTGGCGGGCATTGTCTACTCTTACCTGCCAGTCATTGCTTATGGCTTCGCGTTTACCATAGTAATCTTGTTCAAGCATGGCCTGAGCCATTTTCAAAAGATCGAGACGAATCTCGTAGGGTGTCATGTTACTCATGTGTTTCTCCTGTTTGTGTGTAGTGTGTTCGATTTTAGGAGATCGAGAACTCCAAATATTTATAGACTCCAGTTACCGTTTCTGAACCAAGCAGTAACTATGTACTTATTACCCTCTAGTATAGGGTCTCCACTGTGTTCTGTCAATAGATTTACGTCCGGTTCATAATTGTATTGGAAGTATAATGCCCTTCCGGTTTTAGGTAACACCGTAAAGTCTAGTTTATGAAAAGTTGTGCCGCCCCCAGAAAAATCATCGTTTAAATAGATTATCAGGGTACCAACTCTGTTGTTCTGGCATTCTGGTCCATGAAAAAAATAATCATAATGCTCTTTGTATTGCTCACCAGGGGCATACTTTTGCATTTGCAAAAACTCAAACCTCTGCGATCTTACCTTTAGAGTCTGAGATATTTTTGCTTTGGTATAGGCAACAAAATCATAAAACCTCAAATTTTCATAGATATAGTTTGTAGAACTGGTTCTATGTGCCGTAGGTTTGGCCTTAAGTGTGTCGTGATCATACCCCGTGCTCTTGACCCAAGGCCAGGGGTATTCTATGAATTTTTTACAGGTTTCCGAATCTAAAAAATCTTCAAAGATCGTTACCAGGGGTCTTTCACATAAAATGCTAGTATTCATTATAAAGCGGATTGCTCCGCTGACTTAGTAAGATACTCTTAGGCCAACGCCATAGGCCTTTTCTTGGATGTCTTGCATGGAACGGCTCAGGCTAGCACTAACACTTATGGCCTTGTTCAATGGAACACTTACACCAGCATAGGTAACAGTCTGTTTGGGGTTGTTGTCATCCCAGTTTACACGTGTTTTTACGCCACCAAATGCCCATGCCGGTCCAACTGGAGCACCTGTGCTTAAACCAACCAATCCATAGGTAAAATCTCCATTGACTTTGCCATTGAAACCATTGTCATAGCCAACGCCACCGAATACATTGATACCTTTGATGAGGTCTTTTCCTGCAGTGGCTTCGACACTATTAAGCATTCCGCCTTTGTCAAACACAGCGGTTCGAACCTGAAATCCCATGTTGAGGCCCATCATGTCTTTGCCTGCACGAAAATATTGAGCAGTGCTACCTGCTCGAGTGCGGGTATCAGTAACCTGATCTACATCGAAACTAACAAAGTTAGCTGCTTGAGATGCAGCAGCTGACATTGCTAAGGCTAATGCTAATACAGTCTTTTTCATTAAAACTCCTTGTGTGTGATAGGCAGTTCGTTTGGTAACAAGGTGAACTGCCAAAACCCCGTCAGGTTTAAGCGGCTAGCTTAAGGTCCTGATAGAAATAGTCGTCGTTTGCGTCTATTTGATTTGCTAGGATTACGTCCTTCGCCTAACGAGTTGTCCACTTACTTACTATTTGCCCCGTCGAAACCATGTCTGGCCCATCAGAAGTATACTGCACTAGCCAGTTGAATACAGCCGACCAGTCTTCCTTATCAGTGAAGTGCAATATACTTCTGGTGGACCAGGCGGGAGTCGAACCCGCGTCCGCAGTACTTTTCTATTAGCTTCATACAACTATAACTTGGTGCTGAATGTCGGATTTGAACTGACGACCTACCGCTTACAAGGCGGTTGCTCTACCACTGAGCTAATTCAGCAAATATGTAATAGCCTATATAGCCTAATACGAATACTAAGCTAACGGCTTCTAATACGGTAAATGGTTGACTGTTGTAAAAATTAACTAGTGATCTTTTGATTTTGGCAAAGTTCTTCAAAACAATCCCACAATTTATTAAATTTTACTTCATAAATAGTTTCTAGGCCAAGTAAATAATTTTCAACTTGATCTTGGGTTGGTTTACCATCTGAGATAAGTTCACGTAGGTGTTTAATTTCGGTAGTAATTTCCCAGTTTTTAAGTATCAACTGTTCTAGGTCAAATCGGTCGTATTTCATCGGTTTAGTATAAATTTTAGTCTGTCAGCTGCATAACTTGCAGCAAAAGCGTCTGGTTTAATCATTGCCTCAACACTACAAGTACCACGAATATATCCTATGGCTTGTTGCACTACCTGATTACTGGCAAAACACTCCTGCGGATTAAGGTCTAGGTGTATTTCTACATGTCTGTCCTCTATTACATCCTTAAGTTCTAAGAATATTTCACTAACCTTATAAACCTCAGTCATCAATCTAATACTAGGCCTATTTCGTTTTTGATCGTAATCTCGCTCACGAACGTGATAGCCAAATATTTTACAACCATGTTTACCGTCAATGTGAACTACAATAGCCACAGTATAGTCAGCCCACCAAACTTTGTCTAGTCTAGTACGCTCACTGTCTGCACCTAAGTAGATTTTACTTTCTTGGCTACTTTGACGTATATAGTCTTTTACTTCGTTTATATCAAATTGTTTCACTTTAGCTCCTGGCTCCCCAGCGTGGGATTGAACCACGGACCAACAGATTAACAGTCTGCTGCTCTACCGCTGAGCTACTAGGGAATTAATAATGCTCTAGTATGGCTGCTATGTACATAGCGGCCATAGTGGAAAATTATTTGTGTGTTATTTCGCAATATTTATAGTTTTTGAAAAAGTTGTCTACATTTACCTCAAACTGCTCTTTGCTGGCTAAAAATTGATCATAGCCCTGACTACCATTTCTAGCAAAATCTAGTGCTGATGCAGCCATGTTATGTGCACTCATTTTAACTGTTTCAATATCTGCTAGTTGTTGTGTATTATTGCCTAATCTGATAGTAATGGTTTCCATCTTTGCTTCTTTGGTTAATTTATATTAAACTACATTCCAGTTAGTGTTTCTAAAGACTAGTGTTATGCTACCGTCCGTAGCTGCAAGTATTGTATAACTAGCAGCATTTTCAATAGTTTGTGCACCATTTGGTACGATAGTTACATTACTTGGTTGACCGGCTTCTGACTTAATAATAAGCACTCTGCCGTTAGTGCCTACAGGCAAATCAATTGTAATTCCACCTCCCTGACCAGTTGCTCCTATATAATAGTCATCACTAGTTACCGCATATGGGCTTTGAGCATCTGTTACGCTGGTTACATTGATTATGCCATTTGGTGTAACTGAAATAACTCCATCAGTTACATCAATTCCTGTACCTACCTTAACTACACCGTATCGGGTAGTTGAGGATAAGGGTGTGCTATATGCCATGGATTTTCTCCTGTTATTTTTATTATTGGCACTGTTATACTTGTAATAATGTCATACGAACACTGGGTGCTGCTGGTATAGCAGGCGGCCCTGTTTGTATTGGTATGAATATGAGTTCTGAGTTCGCTGTATTAGCAGACCAAACCATTTCTAGGTAATCGGCCGCTAATAGTGATAGTGTATAATTTACAGCTAATACTACGCCTGCTCCTGCACTAGTAGTAATTACATCAGTTGCGCTGTCTGCTACATCTACACCATTCTTACGTAACCAGAAGAATCCTGTAGCAGCACCGCCCGCACTAGTAGATTTTGAAAATTGTATGGTTACTTGTAGTGCATAGTTAGCAGTTTTACTAACAGTAAGTCTGCTGCCTGCTACTAGCGTAATTCCCTGCGATAGTGTAGTATTTGATAGCGTAACCGTATTGATTGGTAATAAGTTAGTTTGCGTAACTCCAGAGTAGAAGTATCCTACATCTCCACCAGTACCGCTACCACTACTACTAATAACACCATTTGTTACACTAATGCCACTGCCTACTTTTACAACACCGTAATCTGTGATGGATGCTAGTGGTTGATTGTAACTCATGTTACATTCCACTCTATGCCGTTGTAGATTAAGCCTATGCTAGCCCAATCACTATCTAGTACATAGGTTGGTTCGCCGTCTATGGTTGAGCCAGTACCCTGAACTGTAATAGGATTGGCAGTTGCATCACCTATGCTATCTTTAATAATAAATACTTTGCCAGTTGTACCACTAGGTAGTGTTACAATACAGCCTCCATCTGCTATTACGCCTAGGAAGTATTCTTCTGCAGTTGCACTATATGTGTTAGTATCAATAAGTGTAACTGGCAAGTCTGCTAGTGTGCCTGGCGGACCTTGTGGTCCTGGTTCACCTTGTGGGCCTTGCGGGCCAGGTGGTCCAGGCGGACCTGGCTGACCACTGTTATTATAGTTTATTAGTAAGTCTAAATCATCTAATACTAGTGGTGGACCTATATGCGGCAATGGTACCATAGGAACCATTGGTACTGGTATAGGCCACGGTAGTGGCAGTGCTTGTCGTTGTCGTTGTCGTTGCATAGATAGTCTCCAATAAAGCGCCCCTACAACTTGTGGTTGCAGGGGCAAGAATATTAAAGATTATCTAATATTTGTGTTTGTGTTGACTGGATTGGCGGTTTGTGTGCCGCTGCCAACGTTGATTGCGCCATTATTGGCTGTGATATTTTGAGCAAGGCCCCAGAGGACATTGTAAAGTTGTCCAAACTGTTGTTGTTGCTGTTGCTGTTGTTGCATCTGGTTGATGTTATTGGTTGTAGTAACTTCAACACCACGAGCAACTGAATTATTATCTAGTTTAGCTTGTAGTGCAATAACAGCTGCATTAGCATCTGAGAGTTGACGGTTTAGGGTCGCCTCGTACTGCTGTACTAACAGTGCGCGAGTCTTTTCACCATCATTGCTAATGTCTTTGCTTAGCTCATAACGGTTTTCCATTACTTGTTGTTGGACACCGTTGATTTGTTGAGCCAACATACCACCCAAACTAGATACATTGTCTTTAACGCCTTGAATTGCGATCAAGTTAGCGCTTGTGGCTGCGTTAATTGCATTTGTTAGCTGACCTGTTTGTGTTGCGTTACTGGTTTCTGTAGTAGCTGTACCTAATGCCACTGAACGATTTACTTCGCCAATAGCGTTCATTAGGCTCATGTTAGCCTGACTTTGCTCTGGTGGGCTACGAAGAGCAGCTGCACCTGCAGCACCATCGCCTCCAAATAAGTTACCATTGTTGCGAAGTAGTGATCCTAGGATCAGGCCACCAATAAGACCGCCACCGCCAAATAGGCCGTCGCCGCCACTCATCATCATACCAGCGGGTGTAATACTTTCTGCCATTTTAAACTCCTTTTGTTTTTATAATTATAACGGAGAATCGGCAAGCAATACTGGCAGGTAATGCTTGCCAGTAAAAAGCTACTCTGGAGTAGCTTCAGTATAGTTTGTATATGCAGGACTGTGCGTTCTGGGTTTTTCCTGAGGAATTATACTACTATATTGATTCATAGTTAGTCTAAGCCCATCCCAACCCAATTCTTGAATACGTTCAGCCATAAAGTGCAAGTCTTCATCGCTAGTGGCTTCTTCGCGAATATACTCAAACAGCCTAATTATTAGTGGTATGCTTAGTAATACACACCTAGTTTCATTTTTATAAGTATTATGCATTTCCATATGTTACCTTTATTGTTATTATTGTACTATAGTAAAATGCTCTCTAAGAAAACATTTTAGTATAGCATGGCTATACTGTATAAGTTTAATGTGGGGCTTCCATTTGATCTAGCAAGTAACTATAGACACGATTACGTCCACTATTGGTATGCCATAAGTCATCAGGTATTTCTCCATCAAATGCTTTGTTAGGTCTATTCCACCAACGCGCTACTAGTTCATCACTACCTAATAGTGAGCGCAAGATTTCATTTGCTTTTTCGTCAATAGTTCTCATAGTTTTCCTTGGTAGGGAAGACCGGAGTCGAACCGGTACGCCTTTCGGCGACAGATTTTAAGTCTGTTGTGTCTACCTGTTTCACCACATCCCCAAACTAGACTTCAATACTTCCACGATCGTGGATAATGTATATACGATTATAGCTGTTACGTAAATATTCAATATCACGAATACTGCAATATGGTCCAGATTGAATACGAAAGTCTTTACCCGCTTTCCAATCTTGAATAATTTCTTCACGGGTTTGCATCCACTTTCGCCACGGAGCTGGGGTTAAGTATAGGTTGTCAAGTAGTTGCTGTACAGCCATTTGCTTTCCTTTACTGAGTAAAATAATATTATACACTGTAAAGGAAAATAAATCAACTGCAAAAATTTAATTGCAAGGGCACGTGGCCCTTGCACAGTTGTTATTTACCGTTGCCACCCATAACATACCCTTCCATAGCCTTAGCTAATTCTAGTGCTTCTTGTGGAGTGTATATCTGTGGCATAAACGACAAGTAGTTGTCTATAGGAACACCTTGCTTAAGTTTATGTTCAAAGAACATTAGCGCAAACTTCTTTTGTGTACGAAATTTACAGTCTAAGTGTTCCATTGCTTGCTCTAGCAACTCTTCTCGTAGTTCGTGTATATCCATCATGATTAGCCTCTTTTTGTTATTATTATCGGCACGGTTATTACCAGTTGCGTGGATCAGTATGGTTATACCATATACGCTCTAGGTATTCTACATCAGCCATTGATTGTGGATTATTATCTTCTATGAATTTTTGCAACGAGTACGGCTGGCTGAAATACTCTTGTACTCGTGTCCAAAGTTCACTTACTATTGACGAAACCATACAGCTTTTTAGCCTGTTCAATAACATCTTCAAAGCTATACATTTTTGGCATAAACTCTTCGTACTTTTGTTGTACGGCGATACCATTTTTTAATGCTTCGTCAAATGCTTTGCGGGCAAACTCTGTATTGATTTCAAACTGCTTGTCTAGGTACTGCTTGCTCATGTCCAACAATTGAGCGCGGATTTCAAATGGATTCATGTTTAACTCCGTGTTGTGTGTTTTGGTTAATTAACTTTCTAGCTTTACGCCATTTACCGTTTCTAGTTAACTGTGCTGCTAGTAGTGCTTCGCATATAATGCGATACCAGCTTTTCACTGCCAGCCCCTATAGGTTAGGTAGCGACGAGCTCTTGCTTGACCACTCTGCTCTAGTGCATTGAATATTTTGTTACACCAGTAACATACCTTTTTAGTCATAATTACCTCCGTGTGTGTTTGCCAGTTTTTAACTAGACTGGCTGCTAGTTTTACTTACCTGCCGGTATTTTTCCGTCAACGCCTTCTACATAGAAATTAATCTTGCCTTTCCAAGCGTCATCGGCTACCACATCTTTGTCTAGGACTACTTTACCAGCATTGTCTTTGATTGGTCCTTTGAATACAGCAAACGTGCCTGCTGTTAAGCCACTTTTAATCTCATCCACACGCTTTTTAGCACTGTCAGGAACTACATCAGCTACTTTAATCAAATCATTAGCGCCTTCTTTAGTACCCCATTTTGTATCACTAGTTTTCCAAGTGCCGGCTAAAACATCATTAACTGCTTTTTCGTAATATGGACCCCAGTTTACTACTGCACTTCCAAGGTGTGCTTTGGTAGCAAATGCACTCATATCACTGTCCCAACCAAAAGCATATTTACCATTCTTTTCAGCGGTTTGTAAGACTGCTGTTGAATCTGTATTTTGCAGCAATACATCAGCTTTTTGGTTGATTAGTGCTTGCGCTGCCTCTGACTCTTTAGGTGGATCAAACCATGTATTAACCCAAACTACTTTGGTAACAACTTTAGGATTAACACTACGAGCGCCTAAGGTAAATGCGTTAATATTGCGTAAAACTTCTGGAATAGGAAAACTACCTACAAAACCTAGTGTATTAGTTTTGGTCATAGTACCAGCAACTACACCAGCCATATAAGCATCTTCATAAAACTTAGCTTCATAAACACGCAAGTTTGTTGAGGTTTTGTATCCAGTAGCGTGCTCAAACTTAACATCTGGGTGATCTTTAGCTACTTTTTCCATAGCATCGCCAAAACCAAATGAAGTTGCAAAGATCAGCTTATTACCTTGCGACACTAGGTCACGGATAACTCGCTCTGCATCTGCACCTTCAGGCACTTTTTCTACAAAGGTAGTTTTAATTTTATCGCCAAACTTCTGCTCAATATGCTTGCGACCATTGTCATGTGCAAAAGTCCAGCCAGCATCACCTACTGGCCCTACGTAGATAAAGCCAACTTTTAGCGCCTCAGTTTTAACTGGCTCTGCAGCTTTAGGTGCTGGTTCTTCTTTTTTACTGCAGCCGGCAAGTGTTAGTGCAATTGCTGCAGCTAGTGCTGTGTGTATAATCTTACGTTTATTCATTGGTTACATTTTTCCTGGTTTTTTCTTGCCTGGCTTTTTCATTGGTTTGTAGCTCATCTTTTTCATTCTCCCTAGCATGAATAGCTCGTTCAGCGGCTTCACAAGCTGCAAGTGTATCAAACTGGCAATTGCCGCGTTTGCCATATTTATATTTACCATTACTACATTTATAACAAGGCATTATAGTGCTTCTATTTTAGTTAATGTACTTACTTTATGTCCTACAATAGTATCTGTAGGCTTATACTTACCATTACTATCTGGTCTATATACACGAATTAATGCGCCTGGATCTTCCTTAGTACCAGTAATCTTAAAGCTACTGCCAGGTATATCTGCTTCGCCGCTAGTAATTATTCTGGTAATTTTACCGCGAGCAGTACCACCACTGCTATTCCAGCTAACACTATCGCCGCGTTTTACACTACCAGCTTTAGCTTTAGTTAATGCGTCTAGTATTGCGCTATAAAATTCTAGTTCATAAATCTTATTCATATTAATCCTCCACATTGGGGTATTCTCTGTTTACTGCCTAGGCCGCTAAGCCCGTGCCCTAAACTTACATAACTTCATGACGGTTTGCTATACTTTAGGGTCAGACACGCCTACTAGCTACTACTCCGGTCTTCGCTAGTAAGAGACTCTGCAATGTTCCGGTTCATCCGGCTACGAGCAGAGAATACCACAATATGGCCTACTTGATGTAGGCCTCTGTGACTTCGTTGTATGCTTCAATAAAATCACTATAACTGCAGCTGGTATCATGGTGTACTAAGCTAAATAATTTTTCTTTGTTTATATTCGTATCATTAGCTAAATGCCAGCAAATGCTGTGTAGTATATCGTACACTATTGACGTACCAATACTTCTGTTTGTATGCCATTAACTACCATAATTTGACGTACATAACTAACACCGTCAATTATAACAGTTTCTCCGCTTTGTACAACATGCTGTGGTCTAGTTGCTAAATATACAATTGTACCGCCTACTATAGCTGGTACTACCCAGCCATGTGCATGCGGTCGCATATGCCAACCTGGATTGTGGTAGAAGTGTCCATGATGCCTGTGCTGTGCTACAGCTGCACCTTGTGTAAGTAATAGCCCTAGTGCAAGACCGATGATTAATTTTTTCATTTTAACACCTTTGCAAATTGTTGACTAGCAAGATTTTTTTGCTTTGATTCGCACATAATATCTGCCCACTCACGGTGCGATGCAGCCCAATTATTTACTCTGTTATTCCAGTAGTAATCACTATGTGCTCGCAATTTAGCTGACGTAAAACCCATGCTTGTAAGTAGTTTGTAGTCGGGCAATTCGTCTGCTGTGTGGTCGACAAGCACATCTTCTCTGGATACTGAATAGTGTATAACAGGTCTAATACCTCGCCACGAATCTTTAACCAATCTGATTCGTTTATCATCTGGCTCAATGTATTCTCCCTTGCTATGTATCCAATGATGATGTATGTCTAGGACTAGCGCACAATGCTCTACCAATTCTAGGCTATGCTCTAGGCCCCAGGTATATTCGGCGTTTTCGATTGTTAATATATTGCGTGCTTCTGGACTCAATTTTCTAAGTGCGTTAATAATCCCTTGTGGACCGCGTTTGCCTCCAATATGAACATTACATTTAAAATCTTGAAAACGAACACCATAGCCCATATAGCGGGCGATGTCAGTATGATACTCAAACTCAACAATACTGTTATCAACGATTCCAT